TAACTCTTGAAATGATTCGTTTGGCTCAACTTCAAATTTACAGATTCTTAAACGTGGCTCAATCATTAAAGGACAATAAGAAACAAACATACCAGTCATATCCATTGGGTTAATACCTTTATCCTTTGCTACACAAGCTATATTCATTTGTATCTGATACCAGTAATCTTTGTTCATAGATTGCAAATCACCTTCGCACAATAGGTATTCAATATGCGTTCTTGGATTCGGACATTTAATCTCAAATACTATATTTTCACATACAGCATCAGGACTACCCCCGCTAAAATCTGAGTAACTAAAAAACTTTGGGTTTTCAGTTCCGTAATACTCAATATTTGGATAAGTTTCTTTAATCATTTCAATTGCGTAAGGCTCTTGGTCTAATCCCCATTGCATTTCAGGAGTAGTGTAAGTATTTCTGATAGTTCCGGTTAAAAGTTCAGCAGCTTTATCAAAAATATAACTTTTTGCAGTTTCTGATAATTCGCCATTATCCTTCGCTAATTTGGTTTTTGGCGAAGTAAAGAGTTTTCCGATTTGAGAACTGGTAAAGCTACCAGCCCTCATTTGCATCCACTTACCTTCAGGATAAATATAAGGTTCAATATTACTCATTGGTTTTGTTTTTAAGTTTATCAATTCTAGCAGTCGCATTTTGCGTAACCTCTTCAATCTTAATAGATACATCTTGCCCGGCATCAACATAATCTACTTCCATTGTTTCAACATCTTTAATAACAGCTTGGTCAGCAATAACAGCCTTTTGCATTTCAATACTCATTGGAGCGTATTTGCTTAAAAGTAATTTAAGACAGGTCTTTTGAGCCATGGCGTTATAATCACTTTTCCAAACACCGTTACCGAATGTTTTAGAATATTTTTTTCCATGCGCTGTTATTTCATCAACTGTCATGTATAAAGATTTCTCAAAGCCGTTTATCAAACTAAAGTAAGAACAATAACCAATAACCTTATCTGAAGTCTTAACGTTAAAATCAAACTTATAACCAGTTAATGGATTGTTTTCGATTAGCTGACCTTCGTAAACTGGAGTAACACTAATTGTTTTGAACTGTCCTGATCTTAGGCAAAGTTGAATTAATCCACGATAAGAAACTTGAAATTGCGCTTGTTGACCGTAAGGAATGATATACGCAAAACCTAAGTTAGGATTTATTGGTAGGTCTAATGCCGCAGCCATCATAGCAGCCGAGTAAATGCTTTCAGGACTTGCATTCTTTAGGTAGCTGTTGTTATTGACTATCGACAAAAGCGAAGTCAAAAATTGGTTTGTACGTGTACCAAGTAATTCATTGAACTTGGCTTTTACATCTTCACGCTGGAAGAAGTTTTTTGTTGTTAGTTGTGTTGTTGACATTGTTATTTGTTTTTGTTTTGTTCGTATTCTTCGTTAAGCAATTCGATACATTCATCACAAATGAAGTTGCTTTTATTATCATGCTGACCTTTTGCTGGGTGCGCGTAATCTAAACATTTACAGCATTGAATGTAAATATCTTCATTGTAATCATGCGCATAGTCATCTGATGCTGAGTAATTGCCCCGAGCATCAAACATCATGTGGTTTTCATACCATGTATTCTCCATAATATTGTTTTAAAATGTAAATAATTTGTTTGCACTGTGAGCGTTCATTATTACGTGCATCTTTTTTAAGCTTCACGAATAATGTTTCCGGAATATCCGAAACTCTCACTTCGTTCCGTTTTGTTTGTTTTTTCATTTAGTAGTTGTTTAAGTTGGTAAATTTCTTCCTCAATCATTTCCGTTCTTTCTTTGTCGAATCCTTCGACAAGAGCCTTTCTGATTAGTAACTCGCTTAATACGTTGTTAAGCATTAGTTTTTGTTCTGTTGTTGTGTTCATTGTGTTTGTTTTAATTATACGCAAATATACACAGATTTACACACGTGTCAATAGTTAAAATGTTAAATTTTTGAGATTTAACGTAACTGTTTGAAAATCAAAGCAATTATTTTAAGCTATCTGCCTAATGTAATATTCTTTCATTATAGCTTCCCTTATCTCAGCATCATAAGCATATACCTTTGCCCATACCGAAAGAGTTTCGTTGCTTGAAGCTGGAATTTCTCTGAGGATTTGCTCCTTAATGTATTGGTCTAAATGTGGCATTTTATTTGAAATTTAAGTTATACCATTTATAAAAGCTATCAAAGTCTTTAGCAATGTAATATATCCCTCCGGCTTTTTCAATGGATTTCTGATAAGCTTTTTGATAAACTGATTGTCTATCCTTACCTATCTTAACTTCAATCATAACCGCTTTTCCTTTTATGACTGAATGAATGTCTGAAGTTCCTTTGGTCATATTTGTTTTTACATATCTTCCATTTATCATTCTTGAAATTACATTTATATTCTCTGCATGATTTCCGTTTAATTCAATAAACTTTATAATGCTTTTTGTTAATTCATTTGCTGTCATTGATTGTTTTTTTTATCTCTAAATTAATATTGTGATAAATATCAGTTACATTATTTAAATATTCCTCATCGATTAAATTTGCTTTTTCTAATGATTCTAAAAGTTTAAATCCTTGTTTTTGCCAAATTATAAAATCCTGTTTTGGCTTTTGATTAAATTTATTAATAAGAGCAGTGGATTGCTCCACTGTACTCTTAAATAATGCCATTAATATATGAGTTTCTGCTTTCATTAAAATAATGTTATTTGATTTTTGGTTTCAACTAATGATTTTAAATTTTTCTTAGCTAAATCATAATATGATTCTTTTAATTCAAAACCTATTCCTTTTCTATTCATTTTAACAGCTTGAAATATCTCTGAGCCAATTCCCATAAATGGAGTAAAAACTGTATCATTTTCATTTGAATATAATAAAATTAATCTTTCAATAGTTTCTAATTGTAATGGGCAAATATGCTTTTCATCATTTTCATCTCTTCCGTTTCTATATCCTTGTAATGTATTTCCATAATCAATATCCATCCAAACAGGAGATGCAATTTTCTGCCATAAATCAACACTTATATTTTTATTCGTAACTGGCTCATTTCTTTCCCCATCTTTTCTAAATATCATTACATAGTCAGGAATTCCTACTCTGCTCATTGTACTATCTTTTTTTACTTGTTTATGAAGTAATCCTAATGCCTTAGTTCTTTGCATTTCAACAACAGGATCTTTCCAAATTGTAACTCTACTCGCATAGATAAAACCTGCATCTTCAAATGCTTTTAAAATCATACCGCTAAAATCACGCAGTCCAATAAATCCTTCTTTACCTTTTTGAATTGGCAAATCCATACAATGAACGCATACATTTCTACCTTGCTTCATTACTCTGTAAATTTCCTTAATTAAAAATCCAAACTGAATTAAAAACTCATTATAATCTTTAGAATTTCCCATATCTTCAACATGACTTGAATATGTATATAATTCAGCAAATGGAGGGCTAAATACACTCAATCCAATACTTTCATTTTCAAGTTCTGTTATTAATTGAACAGAATCTCCTCTTTTTATTTTATACCATTCATTTTTTTCTTCTGTATTATCAAATGTTGCTGATGTCATTAATTTGTTTTGTAGATTTGCATTTACTGCATTGCTCATTTCGTTTTGCATAATTTCAAATTGTTTTTGTTTTTTGTTTATTGCTTCATTTACATTACTCATTGTATCTGTTGTTATTAGATAAATATTTACTTCATTTTTCTGACCAAATCGATAACTTCTTCTAATTGCTTGATATAATCCTTCAAAAGAAAAATCTAAACTTGCAAATATTTGATTTCTACAATTTTGATAATTCATTCCAAAAGATGCAATTTTTGTTTTTGTTATTAATATTCTAAATTCATTATTTGCAAATCCTAATAAAGTTTTCTCTTTCCATTCATTTGTATCACTACCTTTAACTTCTTTTGCTTCGGGTAATAATTTTTTTAATAAATCACCTTCTTCATTTTGTTTTATCCATATTATAAAATTTTCATCAGGTTTAGAATTTATAATTTTAACTACTTCATCAAGTCTTTCAATTTTAGTTAAACGTAACTCTTGATTAAAATTAGTTGCAGAAATTATAGCATCATTAAATAAACTTCCATTATTTCTTTTAGAAGTAACAATTTGATTTTCTATTAAATTTAATTTCGGCAAATCATATCCATTCATTTCAAATCCAATATCCTGAGGTTTATTTAACATAATAGACCATGAGCCAACAAACTGATAAAATAATTTAACAGCATGACCTTTTAATCTCCATTTTGCTGTTTCACCTCCATCATGAACAAAATACATAGCAAGCATTTCATTTCTATTCATTACATCTAAAAATTCTGAGTGATTACCTAGCTCCATTGGATCATTAGGTGATGGCGTAGCAGTACAAGCAAGTTTATAAGGAGTTTTTTTAAATAAATCAATAATTAATTTTTTTGTTGAACCTTCATAATTTTTTAATATACTGCTTTCATCTAAAACAATTCCACTATAAATATTAAAATCAATATTTTCTAATTGCTCATAATTATTTACATGAATGCTATCCATATTAATTCCAAACTTAAATCCTTCTTGCTTTGTCTGACCAACAACAGCTAAAGGTGCAAGTATAAGAACTGGCTTATTAGTATGTTTATTTACTTGATTTGCCCATTCTAACTGCATCAATGTTTTTCCTAATCCGCAATCTGCAAATATTGCATATTTACCTGCTTTTAATGCTCTTTTCACTATAAATTTTTGAAAAGGAAACATTAAATTGTTTAATTGTTTTTCATCCACTTCAAATCCACTTTGAATGTGTTTTTTTTGTTTTTTCTCAAGAAAATTGAGATAATCGTTGTTTGTTTTCATTTGTGTTGTTTTTTATTTGTTATTTTAAAAAGGTAAATCATTATCATTTTCAAAAGGATTGCCACTAACTATTAACTCACTTTGTTTATATTGAATCCATGAGTCCGCATTGTAACCATATCCGGCATTCTCATAATATCTTCCACTTGCTCCATGATAAAGAAAATCGGAATAACCGACTTTTCCCCAATGGTTAAACTTTACTTTTTGTATGTGAACGGTTGTAAGATTATCAATGAAATCACGATAAACCGTTAAACCATTATCAGTCTTATTAAAAAAGTTTGCTGATCCGCTAATATTATAAAGGTTAGGAACTTCATACTTTCCAGTTTGTTTGTC